TTCATCAAATTTTTGTGGATTGTGCTTTAACAAAAGAACTTTAATATTTAATTTTGATAGATGTCCCTTTTCTATAAGTTCTTTTGTTTGTGTGACTTTGTAAGAAGGACCAAATAATCCTTCAAGGACCCATTTATGCGTCTGAGACCCATCTAGAGTGCCCGTGAACCCGTATCTGTATTTGGTATCATCCATCTTTGTCATAATACCTGTAATAGACTTGCTACGGGCAAGATGGCATTCATCTATGATAACAACATCAAAAGCACTAAAGAACTTCCTATCCATTTTATAAAGACTTTGCCAAGTTGAGATGGTTACACTTTTATCTGTTTGTTTTTCTTTTCCTGAATATATTTGGTGACAATGTTCATCCACGCTCCATCCGTAATCTTCAAAATCTTTATATATTTGACTTACAAGAGAAGTAGTGGGAACAATAATTAAAGTGTTCAAATTTTTATCCGTATAATAACGAACTAAAGAATAAATCATTAAACTTTTTCCACTTCCAGTTGGAGAGATTAAAAGTTTGCGATTATACTTCAAAGCATCATAAACACCATCAATTTGGTAATCTCTCGGAGAATACTTACAAATTGAATTGATGTAATCTTTTACACCTTCTTTGGATATATTTTCATTTTCTTCAAATGGATCTCCGTAGAATTTATTATGTTTAAACTCTACTTTGTAATTAGATTTTTTTGCCCAAGATGCAACTTTATCAAGTAGTCCGGCATATATTTCTCCAGTATGATTGCTGTATAGATGAATTTTTCCATCCCAATATTTGTTCCTATATTGAGGCATAAATTTTGCACCAGGAACTTCAAAAGTGAAATAATCAAATAACTCTTGATGTATATGGGGTTCTGCTTCTATTTTTAGATATATTTCATTCTTTTTTTGTATAATTAAATCAGTCATCAACTATATCCTGCGGTAAATTTTAAAAATTCAATACTATTTTTAATTTGGTAAGATCTGTTTATTATTATTTTTAAAATACTATCCAAATAACTTAACATTGTTTGGTAATACTCTATTTTAGATATGGATTTTAAAATGTCCTCGTCAGCATCCATATACTTATCTATATCCTGTCTCAATACCTTATAATCAAAAGGATATTCTATATAAATTTCTGGATCTGATTTTCCAGAAAAATACATCCACTTTTCTTTTTTTAATACTTTAAATTTATTTTCTTCTATTTTTTTCAGAAGAGAAATATTATTATAAAATTTGTAATATTTTGCGTGAAGTGAAGGAATTTTAATAGATTCTTCGTGTAAATTGTCTGGATCTATCTTTGCGTCTTCTTCCCATAACGATTGAATTTCATCAAGATTCATAAATCATAAAACAACTATATCATATATAGAATACTTAAATTGGACGCTTGCAGTCGCATAATTAATATCCGATTCCTTTGAATCAAATTGAACAGAAGAAAGACTTATTGGAAACAAGTCTTTAAAATGAACTTGTGATATGATATTAAAATTACTATTGTAGATGAATAAAGTGGCGTCGGAATATTCATTATATGAATTTTTAGCAGCATTATCTGGCAAATACTCATCATTAGATTTCAAATCTATAAATTCTTCAATGCTATATGGATACCCAAGTCCTCTTAACCATTTGTGAACTTCAAGATAGTTTTCTAAATTCTCATCTATAAAAAAGTTTAAAGAAAAATCATCATAAGTTAGTTTATCTCCTGGAACTGGAATATCTTTCAGATATGTTGGTTGCATTGCAACCCCAAGATTAATTCCTGGAATTTCTGCTGTGTTTGAAAAGAAATCTACTTTTGGTAATTTTGTAACAGAAAATTTAAATCCAACTGGAGATAAAAAATTTCTATTTGATAATTGCTTTGACCAAGGAGTTTGCGTCATTTTTTATTTCTATTTATTTTCATAAAAAAAGACCCCACGAGGGGGTCCCTGAAGAAAGTGAGAAAGACTCACATTAAATTGTCAACGCGAACACGACGGTAGTAACGGTTTGCATTAGCAAGAAGACGACCTGAACCTTGAGCGGTGCCTTCGGCAAATGGGTTAGCAACGATGCCGTAACGAGTTTTGAATCCAATTTTTGGTTGGAAGCTGTTCTCACCAACGGCACGAACCATTTGGAGAGGAACATAAGGACAATAGAATAGACCAGCATCATAAGGGGAAGAACCCTTATAACCTACAATGTAGTACTGGTTGGCAGATACGTTTGCCGAATATGGGTCAATGTATACACGATACTTGCCTTGAAGAATACCAGCGAAGGTATTTCCGGTGTCGTCAACGTTAAGATTAGCGTTAAGAGCGGGGGTGTAATCAAGAACACCTGCCATTGTGAGTGCCGAAGCAACGTCAGCAGAGCAGAGGATCATATTGCCCTTTCCACGACGAGTTCTTTGTGCGATTGCGTTAGCATCACGCTCGATTTGGAAAAGAAGACCCTTGAACTTCTCAACTGACCAACGACCGTTAGAATCAACGTCAAGGTCAAAGATACCAGCGGTTGCAGTATTAACAGCAGCGCCTTGCTCGGCAATCTTGTAGATTGTACGAATAACTTCTCTGTTGATTTCCGCAAGGATTTCAGTTGAGAGAATATTAGCAAGTTCTGCTTCTGCGTTTAGGCCGTGAATAGCTTTAAGGTCTTGAGCGAGTTCTAATGAATACTCAGCTTTAAGTGCGCGTGACTTTGCAGTAACGGTGACTTTCTCAATTGAGAACGCCATCTGGTTGAACGCACCTGCTCCACTACCATCAAGGTTTTCTGCGTCTCCGGTATTCATGCCTTGACCAGTAGCATAGCTATTGGTTGAAGCGGTTCCTACTGGGTTAAGAAGACCTGGGTTTGTACCTGCTGGGTTTGAAGTAGTACCGAAACCAGCAACGCCATCAGTAAATCCACCTGTAAGATTCTGTCCTGCATTTTCTGCAGAGAATGAAGTATCAACTTCATTGTACAGAGCTTCAGATCCAGATTGGTTAGTGTAACGTGAACGCATTGCAAAGATAAGTCCAGTAGGACCGTTCATTGGTTGTACGCCAGCGAGGTCATAAGCGACCAAGTTGGGCATAGAACGACGAATCAAGCTGATTAGAACTGGATCGAAACCTGCAACAGGACCAGCAGCAGTGGCACTACCACTATAACCACCAGTACCAGTTGAGTTGGTTGGAGATTCATAAAGGAACTCGCGCTCCTCTCTTTGGAATTTTTCTTGGTTTTCTAGCAGGACTGCGGTTACCATTCTACGATGTGAGTCCTTGATTTGATCAAGACCCTCATAGTTAAGGAGTGGTGCCCACTTCTCCTGCAGATGTTCTGCATTGAACATTTGCATTTGTTTTACCTCTTTTGGAAATTGTTAGTTTGATTTATGATTTAAAAATCACTTTTTAGAAACTCTGGAAAGTGTCTGAAGATAAGATTCCATCACGCCAGAAACTGGTTGACCGTAATTTGCTTCTTCATTAATTACTTCCGAATACCCTTTTTGAGTGCCAGCATTTCTTGGAAAGTATGCTTCCCTCAATGTCGCTAGCTTCTCACGATAGTTTACCTCACTTTCAAACTCAACACTTTCAGATAGGGAAGCAAGTTTATCTTTCTGGGAGGTTGCAAGACCTTCAGAAACATCACTTAAAATTACATCGGCAACCGATTCTGCTAGTCTTTGGTTTAGAGCAATATTTCTTTCAATTTGCTCATTGAGTTTGGTTTCCATTTCATCAAGTTTATCTACCATACTCTCTATTACATCATATTTATCTTCAGGGATTGATACATAATGCTCTTCAAAAAGACCCTTCATTCCTTCGAGGAATGATTCGGTCATTTCAGTTTTAAGTCCTTGTTCCACAACAAGGGCATTTTCCTGTAGCCACTCATCGGCTACGTACTCAAGATATGAATCAACTCTTTCAGCCAATTCTAATTTGATTTCTTCAACTTGCTCAACAAGTTGATTTTCATAATGTATTTCTAGAGATTCGTAAATTTCTGAAATTTTTGAATTAATTGCTGCTTCAAAAATTAACTTTGCTTTATCTCTAAATTCTTCAGAAAGATCTTCACCAGCGAGAAGAGCATCAACATCTTCTTCGATGCTGATGGATTCTTCCATTTTTTTCCT